AAAGTACGGAAGTGCGTTTGATATATCAGCAAAAGATATACATATCCCCGAGTTTTGTCCGTATTTGGGGCTAAAGCTAGAGCCGTTCTCTGAGTGGGCTTCTCCGTCTTTGGACAAGATAAACCCTAAACTTGGATATGTTAAAGGAAACATTCAAGTTATCTCTAATTTGGCGAACACAATGAAAAGTTCTGCAAACATTGAACAATTAGTTTTGTTTGCGCAGAACGTGTTAAAATTACACAAAGGAAAGGACACACTATGAACAACGACTTAGTAGAAAAAGCACGGCAGTATGCCAAGACAGATGAATACTCTGTGACTCGCAACTATATCAATGCCTTGTGCTTGGAGATTGACAGGCTACGCACATTGAATAAGGATGTCTTTGGTCGCATACAAGACAACACCGAAGTCTATGCTGATGCCGAGCGTTATCGCTGGTTAAAGAGCGCATCGTGGGACATCGACCCTAAGATTGTTGCACCATCGGTGATTGCCTGTAATGGTGATATGTCGGAATGGCGCTGGATGATTGGTGATGAGATTGATGTCGCTGTGGACAAGTTTATTGCGGAGGGAAAATGAACAGAAGCCTTGCAGAAGAAATCACCGAAGGTTTTGAAGCATTGGAAAAGATACGACAGTTAGAAGCAGAGATAGCGGAATTGAAGAACGCAAGGGATTATTGGTGTTTGCAATATAAAGATGTATTCAATAAATCACAAGCAAAGATTGACGAGATGGCTGGTGAGATTATGAGCCTCGAAAACAGAATAGGAACGATGACAGGTTATGGACACAACTAATGAACCAGTAGCGTGGCGATGGAAATATGTAAAAGAAAATGGCGAACCTTTTACTGATTGGCAATACTGGCATGAAGAACCAACAATACTAAACAAAGATAAAAAGTATTTAGAACCACTCTACACCCATCCAGCAAAGACATTAGCCCTTACAGATGATGAAGTTATGGATTTATGGAACAAAGCATCTAGTCATCCAGCAGAATTTGCTAGAGCAATACTAAGAAAGGCACAAGAGAAATGATATGGTTTGGAAATGTCCACCACTACACTTACCGAACTGGAACAACTTTTGGAAATGGAAAACAGAGATGGTAAAATCGCCCTGCATTGGTAAATGCACCTACGACATCACCATTATGAGTTGCAACGATTGTGGTAGAAACAAAGAGGAAATCAGCACTTGGTACAAGATGACCGATGAAGAAAAGTTAAAAGTGTTAGAGCGTATTGAAACTGAAAGGTGTAAAGGAAAATGAGTAAGAACGTAAAAGTAGATGGCTTTGTATGGATTGCCGAGAACGGTGCAGTGGATTACGGTTTCTTCTTTGGTGATGCCGATGAGCCAGTGCAGTTCACAACTACACTCAAGCATCTCATTCGGGATACGCTAGAGGCTTACAAAGTATTAGGCACTGATGTTGTAGCGGATTACCATGTTGAAGACTGTAATCAACTGATTAAGGCACTCAGCAATGCACAGAAGATGATTGAACACGAACTGAAAAGGATTGAAACAAATGCTAGTCAAGATAAATAACATCGTCATTGAAACAATGAATGTCAGCTACATCATTGACCGTGATGTCCACATGAACAACGGTAAATCGTTTACATTGCTTGAACCTGAGATTCAGGAACTGCTTGCTGCGATGTTTGAAGAACCACGACCAATGCCAGTAGAGACAGTAACTGTCGTTGAAGAACCTCTCGTTCGCAAGAAGAAAGTGCTGAAAAAGAAATGAAGTGGACGGGGACTATCCTCTGTCTGATTGGCATTGGTTTGACTAGCCTGAACATCTTTCCATTAAACCTGTGGTTTGGTTTGATTGGTAGTGGATTATGGGCTTGGTCAGGTGTTCAGCAGAAGGACTATGCCTTGTTCACGGTTGAGTTTGTGGCAGTAGCGATGTACTTAGGAGGATTGATAAAATTATGCTTATGAACAACGACAAACGATTTGACCTTGACTTACAGTACGGACAAGTATTCGAGAAGAAGGTTGCTGATATGTTGCAGCACAGCAAGATAGAGGTAAAGACTGAGCGAGAGAAGTGGAAGTCCACCGGCAACATAGCGATTGAGTTTGAAAGTCGTGGTAAGCCTAGCGGCATCGCCACCACCGAAGCAGAGTACTGGTTTCATAACCTTGCTATTGATAAGGACATTGTGATGACTTTAGTATTCCCAACTAAAATACTCAGGAATTACATTGCACAGACAATGCCAAGGATTGTGAGTGGTGGTGATAACAACACTTCACGATTGTATTTGCTTAATCTGCAAAGTTTAGTTAAAATGATTAACGTATGCGTATAGTCCTTGACATAGAAACCAACAGCACCCACGATAAAATCTGGTGTGTTGTGTGCCGTGATATTGACAAGAATGTTGTTTCTACGTTCGTGCAACCAGCGTCACTGCAAGACTTTATGAACAACTGCGACAGCATTGTCACTCACAACGGTATCTTCTTTGACTTCCCAGTACTCAAGAAGGTGTGGGGAATCACTGTTAAGAAGTCACAAGTAGTAGATACGCTGGTGTTGTCAAGGCTATACAATCCTAGCCTAGAGGATGGACACAGCCTCGCTGCTTGGGGTAATCGTTTAGGATTTCCAAAGGGAGACTTCAAAGACTTTGATGGCGGTCTTACCGATGAGATGTTGCAGTACTGTATTCAAGACACAAAAGTAACAGCAGAGCTGTACAAACACTTAACTAAGGAAATGAACAATGGCTACTCGAAAGAAAGTATCGACCTCGAACACGAAGTCGCAATCATCATCGCCGAGCAAGAGCGTAACGGATTCAAACTTAATGAAGCATCAGCTTTATCTCTCTTGGCTGAACTTAAGACTAAGCTGGATATTATTCAAGTTGAGATGCAGGAGCTTTTTCCGCCCAGAGTCGAAAGTGGACGCACACATAAAACAAGTGGTAAACCTCTCAAAGACATCGTTGAACCGTTCAATCCGGGTAGCCGCCAGCAAATCGCAGAGCGCCTCATCGAAAAAGGTTGGAAGCCCAAAAAGCGTACCGAAAAAGGCAGCGTCATCGTCGACGAGGAAGTCCTTGCCAGTCTTGAGTACCCGGAAGCCAAAGCCCTCGCAGAGTACATGATGCTGCAAAAGCGGATAGCACAGATTACATCGTGGCTAGACGCAGTTGGTAGGGTTCATGGTCGTGTCATCACTAACGGCGCTGTAACAGGTCGTATGACACACATGAGTCCGAACATGGCACAAGTACCCAACAGCGGTAGTCCTTACGGACACGAGTGTCGGGATTTATGGACAGTAGAAAAGGGATACAAGTTAGTCGGCATTGACGCAAGCGGCTTAGAGTTGCGTATGCTGGCTCACTACATGAACGACAATGAATATACGAATGAGGTTGTATCAGGCGATATACACACAGCGAACCAAACCGCTGCTGGGTTGCAAACGAGGAATCAAGCTAAAACGTTTATCTATGCATTTCTCTATGGCGCAGGAAGTGCCAAAATCGGGTCGATTGTTGGAGGTAGTGCGAAAGAGGGACAAAAACTCATTGATAGTTTTCTACAAAATACGCCGAAACTTAAAAGGCTCAGAGAGAAAGTGGCTCGTCTCTACGCTAAAGAAGGATGGCTACAAGGTCTTGACGGACGCAAGCTACTGGTTCGTGCAGAACACTCAGCGCTCAACACCTTACTGCAAGGCGCTGGTGCGATAGTAATGAAACAGGCTGTTGTGATTCTGCACAAGAAACTTCGTAAGTCAAAGATAGATTTCAAGTTCGTAGTAAACTGCCATGACGAATGGCAAATAGAAACAACTCCTGAATCTGCAGAACTTGTTGGTAAGTTAGGCGTTGATTCAATAAAGGAAGCTGGAGAACACTTTAATATGAGATGTCCGTTAACAGGTGAGTATAAAATTGGGGAGTCTTGGCGTGATACCCACTAGAAAATGTAACTCGTGTGGTCTTGTGTCAGACCAACTAGAAAAATTTGTAAAAAGTAATCAAAGTAAATACGGACGAAGGAACGAATGTATCTCTTGTCAAGTTTCTAGGAACTCATTAAACCCAAAAATGAAGGACTGGAAAACCGACCATCAAACCAAGAAACGATACGGAGTCGATGTCGAAACCTACAAACAAAGAATGGCTGCGCAAACAAGTTGTGAAATTTGTGGAAAAATAGAAGAACTTTGTTATGACCATTGCCATGATACAATGGAGTTTCGAGGTGTTTTATGTCGAGGATGTAACCGGTCTTTAGGACAACTTGGCGATAACCTAGACGGTATTATGAAAGTTGTCAACTATTTAAAGAAAGATTAAAATGATTGAAGAAAAAGACGAGAATTTACTAGGGATGGTGGCTGTGTCTGCCTACAAAGATGGGACATATTCCCTGAGTTCATCCTTTGATTTAAAGGAGACATACGACCTTTTGAAGGATGCAGTGTTGGATATAGAAGATGGGACACTAGAAGAAAGTCTTAATCCCTATACCCAAACCTTGCAGTAGTTGTGGTACAATGTTGTAGCAGTATTCATAAACCGTAGTAGATAAGGAGTTTTAAAATGGAAATTAAACCAGTAAAAATCGAAGCAGAAATTCAGTGGGCTTTCTTTGACCGTGTAAACGACATGAGTGGCAAGTTCCAATGTGACTTGGCTAACCTGTCTGACAAGGCTGTGGAAGCATTGGAGTCGATTGGTCTTGAGCCACGCAAGCGTGAAGACAAACCTGAGAAGGGTTGGTTCTTGACAGTCAAGTCAAACTACGCTATCCAGCCTTACGACAAAGAAGGCAATGAGGTTAAGGACACCGTAGGCAACGGCTCTAAAGCTGTAGCACTGATTAAGCCTTATAGCTGGACTTGGAAAAACAAGAAAGGTGTTAGCGCATCACTGGCAAAGATTGTCATTACCGACTTGGTGAAGTACAGTGCTGAAGGTACTGACGCTGACATGGATGACGACATCCTGTGATAACAGCGTTCATTGATGCTGATAGCCTTTGCTACGCAGTGGGTTTCTCTAGCAACGATGCTGAGGAATACATTGCGATAGCAAGGCTTGAGGAAACAATGACTGAACTTTGTATGGACTTGGACTGTGAAGATTACAAGGGCTTCCTAACGGGCAAAGGCAACTTCCGTGATTCGATAGCAGTTACAGCTCCATACAAGGGTCAGAGAATATCCGAGAAACCAGTACATTTACAGGCTCTAAGAGACCACCTAGTGAACTCTTGGGGCTTTGAAGTAGTCAACGGTATTGAAGCAGACGATGCAGTTGGTATCGCTGCGTATGCGGTCTCTGAAGATGAATCCATCATGGTGCATATTGACAAAGATTTAAACCAGTTCAGAGGGTGGCATTACAACTACCGCAAGAAAGAAAAGTATTATGTCTCTGAGTTTGAAGGCTTGACTGCTTTCTACACTCAGATTCTAACCGGCGATAGGATTGATAACATCATTGGACTGAAGGGTATCGGTCCTGTTAAAGCTAAAAGGATACTAGAAGAATGTACCAACGAAACCGAGTTGTACCAAGCAGTCCTGAAAGCCTACGAGGGCGACCAGCAGCGAGTGTTGGAGAACGCACAACTTCTGTGGCTGCAAAGAAGTCTAAATCAGACTTGGACTCCACCAAGCTCGTCTTAGTCGAGTGGCTTGATGCCTTAGCACAAGGTGAGTGGCACGAAGCAAAGCGGGAAGATTTAAAGTGTAAGACAGTAGGTTTTGTAGTGTTTGAAGACGATGAACAAATTGAGTTAGCAGGAACCATTACTGCTGGAATGTGTAACAACAGTATTACCATCCCTAAGAAGATGCTAACCAAGATAAAGGAAATTAAAGTTGAAAACAAGCTCCGCAAAACAAAAAGGAAGGCTGCTCCAGCAGTGGACCGTCAAGCAGTTACTGGAGAGGTATCCACAGTTGACGGACAAGGACTTACGCAGTTGTCCAATGGGTAGTCACGGTGAAGATGTAGTGATGTCGCAATACGCTAAAGAGGAACTTCCAGCTACGTTTGAATGTAAGTCTTTAGCGAAGATTGCGGTGTATAACTACTACGAGCAATGCAAGAAACATGGTGATGGTGAACCGATTGTTATTATTAAACAAAACAATTCTAAACCGCTCGCTGTGATTGATGCAGAACTTTTATTTGATTTGATGGCTAACAATGGAGATGAAGATGATGAGTGATAAAGAAATTAACCTGAAGGTTGAATTGACAGACCCGGATGGGGTACAAAGTTACGATGGTGATTTTTATTACGATGTGTCGTGGGTTAACTTAGTTAGCAAGTTTGCTGACTTCTTGACACTGCAATACGGTTATCCTGTCAAAGAGAGACTTGTGTTTTTAACAGACTTTCCTGAAATCACCAACCAAGATGGCGGTGTAAACCACATCACCACTGAGGAATACCAACTGGTTCTAAAGAATCGTGAGCGTAGCGACTTGTTTACTGACTGGGACGGTGAAGAATGAAGATTTGCAGTAAATGTAAACAACCCGGTCAATTTTATAAAGATATGACTAAAAAAGACGGGTTACATTCTATTTGCAAAATCTGCCATATCGAAACCCGTAAAAAGTATTTAAACCTTAATCCAGATGTGCGTAAAAAACGAAATGAAAAATCAAAAGAATGGAGAGTAAACAATCCAGAAAAATCTAAAATAACGGTTACAAATGCAACATTAAAAGCAAAATATGGAATAACATTAGAGAAGTATTATGAGATGTTGGAAGAACAAAACGGCGGATGTAAAGTTTGTAACTCTGCTCCGCTACGCCAGCGTCTTCATGTAGACCACTGCCACACAACAGGTAAAGTAAGAGGATTGTTATGTCAAGCCTGTAATGTGTCAATAGGTAAAATGAAAGAATCTCCAATGTTGTTGAGGAAACTTGCAAATTATATTGAGGAGAATTTAAATTAAAATCTTATTATTAGATATTGAAACTGCGCCTATGACAGCATTGGTGTGGGGATTGTGGGACCAAAACATCTCACCGAACCACATCATTGATTCATCGAATATGCTCTGCTATGCTGCGAAGTGGCATGGCGATGAGAATGTTATATTTGATTCTGTTCATAACTCCAAAACCAAGAAGATGTTAAAAGGACTTCATGGACTTCTCTCCGATGCAGACGCTGTGGTTCACTATAATGGTAATAAGTTTGATATGCCTACTATCAATAAAGAATTTATCCTCAACAGTTTTAGTCCTCCTAGTCCCTATAAACAGATTGATTTACTTCGTGTTGTTCGTAGCAACTTTAGGTTTCCTAGTAACAAGCTGGATTTCGTAGCACAGCGTCTTGGCTTAGGTAAGAAGCAAGAACATGAAGGAATGGAACTCTGGACAAAGTGCATGAAGGGTGACAAAGATGCGTGGAAGCGAATGGAGTCGTACAACATTCAAGACGTGGTGTTGCTAGAGTCTTTATATGACACACTCCGTCCTTGGATTAAGAACCACCCAAATCACAATATGTACTCCGAAGGCGCTGTATGCCCTAACTGCTCATCTACGCACTTACAGAAGCGTGGTGTAGCGGTATCTACCACTGGTGCATACCAACGCTACCAGTGCCGTGATTGTGGTACATGGAGTCAAGGAACTAAATCAACTCGTGGTCGTGTAGAAGTGAAAGGAATCGTATGACAAACCCAGTAGCAATGCCAACACCGTTTGGTTACATTCGTGAAGAAACCTTAGCTGACTTAATTAAGGGCTACAAAGATGGAATGGAAGACCCCGGTGACACTCTAGCACGTCAAGTCGGTGGTACACATTACAAGAAAGGTGTGCAACCTTGGACAATCGCCCTTGATTGGGGACTAGACCCTTGGTCACATAATGTGGTAAAATACATACTCCGTTTCCCTTACAAGAACGGAAAAGAAGACCTAGAGAAAATTCAGCATTATTTAGATTTTTTGATAGAGAATTACGACGAAGTAAACAACAAGTATTACAAATAGAGAGAAACTATGCCGCTGCTTTTACACGAAATCAAAGAAAGGTTAACCGCACTTGATGAAATAACCTTGCTCGAACTACTCAATATCAGCAGTGAAGACATAGTAGAGATGTTCTCAGACCGCATTGAGGACAACGCCGATAAACTAGAGAAAGAAATACGATAATGGAAGGAAAGCATGAACTGCCACGCTATATTTATACCCACAAAGATATACACACTGGCGAAATTATTTATATAGGTGTCGGCACAGGCGAACGAGCATGGGAGTGGAGAAGTAACAAACGCAGTAAGGACCATAACGAGTTATTAGAATCTTATTTAAAAGAAGGGTATGTACCAACAGACTGGGCTGAGGTTCATTCTAAAGGATTGACAACAGAAGACGCTTATGCGTTAGAGACTGAGTTAATTTCTTTACACAAACCTAAATTTAATAAGTTAAAAAATGACGACTATGTAAGTCCGAAATGGAAATTTAGTGAGGTACATCACTTTGCTAAATTATTACAAAAACAAGGATACTCTTATAGTAATATCGCTTATCTCTTAGGCGGAAACGAGAGTAAATCACATACAATGAGTGCATGGAGAATGTGTAATGTCTATTAAGAAATATGAAATGACCCCCTATAATACTTTTATCAGTAAATCCAGATATAGCCGTTACTTGGATGAAAAAGGTCGTCGTGAACACTGGGATGAAACAGTAGCAAGGTACTTTGACTTTATGGAAAAGCACCTACAAACTAAACAGAACTACACACTAACGAAAGAGTTGCGTAACGAGTTACAACAAGCAGTAACCGCATTGGATGTCGTACCATCTATGCGTGCAGTAATGACAGCAGGACCTGCGCTAGAGCGTCAGAATGTAGCAGCATTTAACTGTTCTTATTTACCAATCGACGACCCCAAAGCCTTTGACGAAGCAATGTACATCCTTCTCTGTGGCACTGGTGTCGGTTTCTCTGTGGAGCAACAATATGTTTCTAAATTACCTGAAGTGCCGACTCAGTTGTTTGATAGTAAAAGTTCTATTGTTGTGTCGGATTCTAAAGAAGGATGGGCAAAATCACTTCGCCAACTCATCGCTCTTTTGTATGCTGGCGAGATTCCAAAATTTGACGTATCTCGAGTTAGACCTGCCGGAGCAAGACTCAAGACCTTCGGTGGACGAGCTTCTGGACCCGGACCTTTGGAAGAACTTTATCGATTCTGTGTCGCCAAGTTCAAAGGGGCAGTTGGTCGCCGTCTCAGTTCCCTTGAGTGCCATGATATTCTCTGCAAAATCGGGGAAGTTGTTGTTGTGGGCGGAGTCCGACGGTCAGCAATGATTAGCTTGTCTGATTTAACAGACGACAAGATGGCTCACGCTAAGGCAGGTAACTGGTGGGATGGTCAAGGACAACGTGCGTTAGCAAACAACTCTGCTACCTATGTTGAGACACCATCGATTGGTCAATTTATGCGTGAATGGAGTTCAATCTATGAATCACACAGCGGAGAGCGTGGTATCTTCAATCGTGAAGCAAGTCAAAAGCAAGCTGCAAAGAATGGTCGTAGGGATGCGTCGTATGCGTTTGGTACGAACCCCTGTAGTGAGATTATTCTGCGCCCTTACCAGTTCTGTAACCTATCTAGCTGCATCATTCGCAGCACTGATAGTATTGATGATATTAGTCGTAAGATTCGTCTTGCTACCATTCTGGGTACTTTTCAGGCTAGTCTTACCGACTTCCCATACTTGCGTAAGATTTGGCAAAAGAACACAGAAGAAGAAGCACTCTTAGGTGTGTCAATGACTGGTATCTGCGACAATACGTTGCTTAACAACCCTGATGATGAATCATTACCTGCTCGATTGGAGGCTCTGCGTGACCTTGCTGTTGCTACTAATGCTGAATTTGCTACTGCTATTGGTATTAATCAATCGGTTGCAGTTACCGCTGTCAAGCCCGAAGGCACAGTATCCCAGCTTTGTTCTACCGCTAGTGGCATACATCCTCAGCATAGCACGTATTATATCCGCCGTGTACGAGCTGATAATAAAGACCCTCTGACACAGTTTATGATTCAAGCAGGATTCGTTGCAGAGCCTTGCGTGATGAAGCCTGAGTCAACAACAGTATTTAGTTTCCCTGTTGCAGTCGCTGAAGGTGCTTTGCTTCGTGAGGACTTGACCGCTATTGAGCATCTGCGCTTGTGGTTGATTTATCAACGACACTACACAGAGCATAAACCATCAGTAACTATCTCTGTCTTGGAGAAAGAATGGTTGGATGTCGGAGCATGGACATTTAAAAACTTTGGAGAAGTTACAGGTGTGTCTTTCCT